GCTAACAGCCGTAACATCACCAAGGAGAAAGTCCTGGTGGTGCTTAAGGAATACACCGGCCCTGCGGATCCGGGCGACCCGACCCAGCCTTCGACCTTCAAGATTGCTCGTGAGACCCTGATCACAGCCCAGCGCCTTCTGCTGGACACGGGCAACCTGAACATGTTCCACCAGTCCATCGGTAGCCTGACGCTGCTTGATGACTATCGCCGTTGGCGCGACCGCGTGTTCATTGATGAACTCGCCAAAGCCGAAGCCAATGGTGCTGCATCTACCACCCAAGGCGGTTACTACTTCCCTGGTGGTAAGACCAAGAACGCTTCCGGTCAGATCACCTACACCGGCACTGAGTACACCGCTGACGTTCAGCAGTTCTCCGTGCGTACTGACCTCCTGAACGTTGTTAAGGATCTGCGTAAGCGCAACGTGCCGACCTTCTCTGATGGTCTGTATCGCTGCATCTGCGATCCTACTTTCATGATGCACCTGCGTCGTGATCCTGACTTCCGTGAGATCGCTCGTTACGCTGGTAACCCTGGCCAAGGCATGTACATGGGCAACCCCATGATGCCTAACAACGCCAGCTTCTACATGGGTCCCCAGGCTGGCCAAGGCTACTTCCTGGCTGGCGAACCCGTGATGCCTACTGGCGTCCAGTTTGAAGGCGTTAAGTTCTTCGAGTCGACTAACTTCCCGACCAAGAACGTTACCGCTTCTTTCGACGGTGGCTCTGCTTATGCTTCCAAGGAAGTTGCCCAAGGTTACTTCTTTGGTCCTCAGTCGATTGGTGTTGGTATCGGCGGCCCGAACGCTCAGGTGCTGATCAACAACAACGACGACTTCAGCCGCTTCATCATTCTGATTTGGCAACTGTACGCTGGCTTCGAAATCCTGAACAAGGACTTCGTGACCACTGCTTACAGCTTTGTTCAGGACGACGGCACCGTCTGATAACTAACAAATAAACCCAACACAGGAAACGATAAATGTCCTATTTGTCCGCTAAAAAAATCTTCCCAGGTAACTGGGCAGAGCCTCTGAACGGTTGGTACAAGAACATTGATACCAACGATGATGGTGTTAATAATGGTTCCAAGGGTGGCCCCACTTCTGTGCTGGCTATCCCTGGCTACCGTTATTTCCAACAGCGCGGTTACGTTGCTGTTACCGCTACTTCTGGTAGTGCTGTTGCTTCCGGCAGCGTGATTGTTCCTTCGCCTTACCGCCAGGACGACACTCGCCCCGACATCACCGGCATGGTGATCTCTGGTAACAGCACCACGCCTGCTTATGTGTATCGCGCCACTGTTTCCGTTGCCTCTGGTTGGGGTGATGGTCGTGTTGCTTCTGGTATCTACGCTGCTACCGGCAACGTGATCACCTTCGGTCCTGGCCTGACTTCTACCGGCACCGCTGGTGAAGCTGTGGCACAAGCCAACCTGACCTCCACCACCTCTGGTTCTCAGCCTGGTGAAATCTTCTTCACCGCTGGTACCGCTGCCTATAGCGCTCAGCCTTTCCTGACCGCTACCGGTGCTGCTGGCGTGGGTGTTGCGAACGTGTACAAGAGCATCACGAGTGCCACCACCTATACCGTGCAGGCCCGTGAATCGCAAACCGCTACCTCCACTTCTGGTGGTTGGTACATTTCCAGTGGTGATGCCTCTGGTGGCCGTACCGGTTACTTCGTGGTTGAGGTGTGCTACCTCCAGCCTGATGAAGCCGCTGGCTACGAAGACATCGATGGCTACCTGCTTGGTCGCACTGTTAGCTGATTAAGTTAAACTAAGACCAGTCATGTACTGGTCTTATGTCAACGACTGCGGCAATGCTTTATCAGCACAAAAAAACAGGCGCAAGAGTAAAGATTGTAAGCGAATGGGATAACGGCGATTGGTTCATGGTCGAAGATCAGGACGGTCGCCTTTATACCGCTTACAAAACTGAACTCACGCCCGATGAAGCGGCAACAAAAACTGTTAAGACGCTTCAGGTAAAAGATAAAGCAGCGCAAGAGGAGCCGCGCACTTTCCCCCCGGACAACCGTTTAAATATCAATTCAGCTACCGCCCAAATGATCGCTGATCATATTAAGGGTATTGGATTGAAAACAGCCCGAGAGATTAAAGATCTTCAGATGTCCTTATCGGGTGAAAGGTTCAACAATCTCGAACAGTTAAAGCAAATTAAAAGGGTTGATTGGGACGCAGTTCTGGCAGCTGATTTAATCAGAGTTTGATTAGGCATCAATTTAATCACCCCTGGGAAACCAGGGGTTTTTGTTTTAAAATGTAGATATGGCAAACATAACAAGAGTAGGACAACTTGGTTCCACGGGCATTTCTTCCGGCCCGCATCTACATGCCATTGTCAAAAATCTTGAAACAGGCGAATACGAAGATCCTGGTATTCACCGCAGCAAATTTTTAAATGTACGAATAGGGCCAAATCGCGTTCCCAAATATATTGACGATGGCAAAGGCGGGTTGATGTTAAACCCCGCAGCAGGTCTCGTAATGACTTCTGGTTGGGGTACACGAGATACGGGAATTGCAGGGGCAAGCAAATATCACAGGGGAAGAGATTATGCAGGTAAAGAAGGAACAGAGATTTTTGTAGAGGGTGACGTTAAATTTACACCACGTCCCAATGCGGGAGGCTATGGCAACTTAGCCACCTGGACCACGCCAGACCAAAAATATGAGCTTGGCTATGGCCACATGAAAACATTGGGTGAAGCATCTGATCTAACGGGTGGAAAAGTTGCGGACCCATCAGGCGCTGGAAGTGATCCCAAGGAGTTTTTATTGGGTTACCTTATGGGTACTGGCTTTACAGGTCAGTCAAAAGAAAGCGAAGGAACTAAGATGAAACGGGCATTGGTACAGCAGTTACTTCAACCACAGGAAGACAATACATTCTCTCAACTTCTTGCAATGCTTCCCAATCCATATGTTGGTTAATTCACTGCATTTATAATTAAAAACATACGGAAATAAGCTGTGCAGCTCAGCGATTTTGACAAAAGTAGAGTCCGGTATCATCTGGGCTACTTCACGGTTTCCGTGCCAGCGGGTGACTACGCTCGTCTGGAAGAAGCTATGAATACCGTTCCGGATTCATACTTTTATGACAAGATCGTGATTCAGATTGGTCGTTGTGATACGGCCGAGAAGAAGACAGAGGTTGCAACATCGCCTTCCACCAGGCTTGAAAACATTGCTGGTGACGTGGATCGTACGATTCGCTCTAGTAATGCCAAAGAAGCCCTCAAGGTTTGGGACGAGATTTATCTCTACGAAACCAACCGTTTAGCTGGCATCCTTTACGTTCCTAACTACAAGGATCCATTCCAGGCTCGTTATCGTTACGAACGCTCTGGTGCTGAATTCATCCAAAGCCTCCCAGGCCCGGCAGACGTTTCGGTTGGTACCAGGCTTTACCTCAACACCAACTGGCGCTAGCATGGCGCTTTCTTGTGCTGACGCGATGCCTCGTTCTTGGGAGCCTCTGCCTTCTTTTCAAGAACTCAACACATTTTATTCCTACGAACCCGATACAGGACAAGTTTATTTAAAAAAGAAACGATGTAATTCGGATGCCAAACGCGTTGGTAAGCCAGTAGGTAATTTAAGAAAGCGTGGAAAACGTTTAGTTTGGACTTTAACTCATAAAGGAGCAAATCTTTATCTCAGTAGGGTCATCTGGGTTTTAATGACAAAGATAGACCCTGGTCCCCTGCACGTTGAACATAAAAATAGAGATTCAACCAACAACAGTTGGGTTAATTTACGTCTTGCAACTCCTGCTCAAAATGGTTGGAATCAAGTTTCTCTTGGTTTTAGCAAGAGAGCTGATTCGGGCAAGTATAGGGCAAGAATTACCGTCGAGAATAAACGTATTAACCTTGGTTGCTTTGACACGCAAGAAGAAGCAAAGAATGCTGTGAATGAGGCGCGCAAGAAGTACCACCAAGAGTATGCGTGCCTTGCGGTAGAATAACTTTACTAGTTATGAAAAGCCCGCCGACACTGCTGTTGGTTCTCGTATTTATTTGCATACTGTCTGGAGGTAATTATGGCAATTCCCGGTGGAATGATGGATCGTGTTATTCAGGCACGCAAACAACAATCTGGATATAACCCAAATATTCTTGGTCCTCTTGGCCAGCTCATGACTGGCGTAGGGAATCTAATACAAGGCAAGCCTTACGGCACCAGCTTTACTGGGGTTGGTAACATCCCGCCCAGTGCCAGAGGCGAATCATATCGTCGTGCCGAATTACGCTTGGCAGAAGCAGCTCGCTCAGGTGGTGGCGGAGGCGGTGGCGGAAATGCGGGCTACTCAGTGGCGCCTTCTCCATTTTCTTCTCCTGCGGAACGTGCTTATCAACAAGAGAAATCTCGTGTGGCTCAGTTAACCGCACAAGATCCAGAGCTTCAGCGTTATGAAGCAGCACGCAAAATTGCCGCTGGTCCTGGCGCAACTCCAGAGCAAGTGCAATCAGCAGAAGACATTGGCATGCAAATTTGGGCCAAGGCAAATCCAAAGCTTGCGGCTAAGGTCAAGCCTGGTCAATCCGGATATGAAGCCATCCAAGGAACACTTGCTGGTAACATGGCTCGTTCTGGTCAAGGCTTCAGCTTACCTGAGCAACTTGTGCCAACTCCCCAAGGATTCCCAACACAAGTACCCTCTTTGCCAACAGGTGCAGGATACGGAACAGGTTTTGGAATTGAACAGAACCTTGCCCCAGGAGCACAGACGCCTCCTCCTTATTCCACCATCAAACCTGGCTCCGAACTTTCAGGTTTAGGCGCAGCTCCTCTTGGTACTGCGCCCACATCTGCTTTCGGCCAACCCGATGTGATGAGCCCAGAGCAATTTGAGAAACTGCTCAAACTTGTCAAACAGTGATATCTTTGGCATTGCTTCGCATGTAAGCCCAACCAACTGGACACGAATCTTTGATTCACGGGGGCCAGTGTTGTTGCTTTAAACCCATGATCCTTTGTCCCAATTTTGTTAAACGCTTGACGACCAAACTCAGTCTTGTTGCTGCTTTACAAGCTGTATTTATCCCTGGTCTACGCGCTGAATCAAATTGGG